AGTCGTCCTTGGTCAGGTTCAGGTTGCCCGACAGGGTCTGGTTCCGCATCGTCGCGCCGAACTTGGTGCGAAGGGCGAAGGGCAGCAGGATGTGGGTCGGGTCGACCGTGTTGGCGATCGCCTCGTCCAGGGCGGCCAGGGACAGGGCGGCACCGCCCGAAGCAGCCGAGTTGGCAATCACGGCGCGGCCGGTCAGGCGACGCTGCAGGCCGTCGGGCGACTTGGGGTTGGTCGAGTTGTCGCCGGTGATCAGGGCAGAGGTAACCGCGCGGGCCATCTGCTTGATCTTGCGGCTTTCCTCGCGGGCGCGGCGACCGGGGTCCAGCGCCAGCAGGTAGTTGTCGACGTCGGCCTCGCCGCCGGCGATGAACACCTGCTCGACCTGCGGGTTCTCAACCGAGGTGTCGGGCGTGTAGCTCTCGTTCACGCCGCGGTAGGCGATGCCCGGCAGGGTGGCCTCCAGCGTGTATTGGTAAGCGCCGCCAGTGGTCTTCCACGGCACGGCAGCCAGCAGGTCGGACGACTGAGCATAGAGCTCAACGACCGCCTTTTCGACGCCGGGCTGCAGGCCCTTGGAGTATTCAACGAGATTCTGAGCAGTCATGTTGGTCGATTCCCCTTAGCCGGCCTGGCGGGCGCGGATTGCGGTGAGAAGTGCTTGGCCGGACAGGCCGTCGAGGTCTGAGGTTGGGGTGGCGGGCGGACCGGCCGAAATGGCCGAGCCGGTTAGTTTCGAGACGAGGGCTTCCAGTGCGATCACCGCGTCAGCGGAACGCATCGACTGGCGAATGGCGTTGGCCCCTTCAGCGCCTACGGCGGCGACAAGGGACGAGTGGATCGCGCCGGTGCGCTTGACATGCTCGGCGCCCAGTTTGGCCTGCTCGGCGGTGATGTGCGCCTGCTCGGCCTTCGCGGCCTCGACCTCGAGCTTGGTGAAGGCGGCCAGCAGCTTCTCGACGCCGGCCTGCGGAACGCCGCACTCGTGCAGCACGGGCAGGACGGCTTGCGCCAGAGGATCGGTCGGGTCGAACTGGACCGGCTTGCCGTCCAGGCCGACGATGTCCTCGCCCAGCTTGAGCTCGTACTTGTCAGCCGACTCCGGCACACCCTCGCGGCGGGCGGCCTCAGCGGCTTCAAGCTCGGCGAGGCGGGAGAAGGCTTCGGGCTTCACGCCGGCGGCGTCGTCCCAGTAGGTGTCGGGCAGTCCATCCGGGCGCGCGGGCATGGCGGGGGCCGACACCTCCGGCGCAGCAGCCATGACAGAGACTTCAGGCGCGGGGGCAGCCGGTTCGGCAGCTTCGGGAGCGGGTGTTTGGTCCGTCATAATCGGAACCGTGAGGTCGTGGGCGGCGAGCTTCAACGCACGGACCTCATGGTGCGGGCGCGCCTTTGGCGATCAGTTTCTGGACAATCCGACGCGCGCCCTCGGCGTCACGCAGGGCCGCCTCGCTGCAGCCCAGGGGCGTGGCGTCGCTGACCTCGTCCATGAGCCAGTCGAGGACGCGCTGGCCATCGGCGCTGATCAGCATGTGCCGGCAGATCACCGACTCGATTGGCTCCTCTTGCGAGGCGATCGAGGCGGGCCGTGCGTTGGCCGCGCGGAGACGGTCGAACCTACGCGGCCCCGACATCTGGCATGCCTCCGCCTTGGGCCATCATTTGAGCGGCCTGCTCGGCCATGATCTGCTCGTCCGACTTCATGACGATGTGGCGTTCCTTCGCCGTGGCGATCAGGTTCTCCATCGTGGCCTTGGCATCGACCGGCACGCCGACCTGCATGGCCCCTCCGATGCTGGCGGCCATCGACAGCACCTGCCCCGTGAGGTTCATGTCCTCGAGATCCTTGGCCTTGGACAGCGGGCTGATCGGCCGGCAGTTCACGATCTTGCCACCCTTGAGCTTGACCTCGGGCAGCACGCCGCGCTTGGCGAGAATCCACGCCACGCGCTCGATGATCGGCAGCACCCACTCGCGGACGCAGCGGTCGCGCGGCAGCTCCTTGCGGCGCGTGTTCCACGCCTTCTCGTCCATCCACTGACCCAGCGTCGGCGGCGTATCGCCGGGCTGCTCGGGACGGTCCTGGTAGCAGGCGCGCTTGATGCCCTTGCGCATCTCGTCGGCGGCGAAGAACGAGGCGTCGAACCGCACGTCCGGCAGGAAGGCCTCGGGCGCCTTGGATTGCGGCGCGCGGGCGAAGCCCTTGCCGGGCTCCATGCCGCCGTCAAAGTTGGCGAGGCCGTCCTCCTCGTAGGAGAAGGCCGGGTCGATCGTGCGGCCCAGACCCTTAAGGTTCAGGTACGCAAGCTCATCCAGCACGCGAGCACGCGGCGTCGCCTTCTTGAACGGGCCGGGGCCCCACGCGGAATCGGCCTGCTGGCGAAAGCGGCAGGTGATGATCGGGCAGGAGCCGGCACCCTCATAGGTGAGGTTCACCCGCTCCTTGTCGTCGACGAAGATCCGGTAGCTCCACCGCTCAACGCCCGGCGTCGACCAGTCGCGGTCACAGCCCTCGACGATCCGTTGCTTCTTGTCCTTGCCGACACCGCTGAACGCTGGAAACTCTTTCCCCATCGACGCGCCCCAGAGCATGTTTTGCTCCGCCTGGGTCAGTTTCATCTCACGCCACTTGCCGGTCACGGACCCGTCGGGGCCGCGCTCCATCAGCAAGTCGGGAATCTCGATCGGCTGGAAATGCAGCGGGTTCAGCGGCCCCATGTCCGACAGGGCCACCGCCATCGCCGACACGCCCCAGTACGCGAAGCACTCCTGCGCGGCGTCCCAGTAGTTTGACCGCTCGATCTCAGCGAACACGGCGTCGCCGATCGCGGCGAGCTGAGGCGCGATCTCGCGCTTCTGGCCCTCCGACAGGTCGTCCGCCGGCTCGAACATCACCCACCGCTCGTGGCGCGGGGTGAAGGTCGAGATCATGTCCGACGCGAAATCCTCGGCGACGATCTCGAGCTCATTGTCGAACTGGTCGTCCTGCTCCTCAATGCGGAGCGAGGAGTCGGATCGGTCGTTGCATCGGCGATAGGTCGGCAGCGCCAGGCGCAGCGTCTCGTCAATCCATGTCGCGTGACGCGCCTTGTCCTGCCTCGCTGCGGCAACGCGGGCGAGGATCTGTTTGGCGTTGGCCATCAGTACATCACCGAGAGGCTGCGGTCAGCGGAGCCGAAACGCGAGCCGCCGGCGAAAGCGGTGCCAGACCCCGCGCCTGAACCGCCGGGCGAGCCGACGCCGGGAGTCATCGGGCCGCCCACGATCGGGACGGACCCGCCACCGCCGCCGGGCAGCGAGCCAAAACGGCGGTTGCGCCGTCCGGTTGCCCCCAGCAGCCAGGCTTGGGTCTCCTCGGTGCGCGCGTTCTCAGCCCGACGCTCCTCACGCTCGCGCGCGGCTTTCGTGGCCGGATCTTCTTCGGGAAGCGTGACCTTCGGAGTCCTCATGCCTGCCTGCTCTCGAACGCGGGTCGCGCACCTTGAGCAATCAGATCGCGGTAGAAGGCCTCCGGTCTCAACGCACGGGACCGCGCGCCGACCAGATGCGCGACCGCCGGCGTGCACCAGAAGCCAATGCGGACGCCGGGCTCAACAGGCTCGCCGACCGGCTCGAACGCGACGATGCGGCGGTTGTCCGGCAAGGCCTCGACCCATGCGTCCATCTGACTGGGCGTCAGCATGCGGATCAGGGTACGGCGGGTCGTGACGTCGTACAGCAGCCACGCGGCCTGCTCGGCGCAATAGCCGAACGCGGCGACGTGGCGAAAGCCAACGCGGCACAGGCTCGACCACCAATACCGCCGATCGCCGTCGTAAAAAGCGACATACCAATGCGGCGGCATGCCCGAGAGAGCGTCGTCGGTTTCGATCATCGCCGGGCCCGGAACAGCGGCGCGCGCGATCCGCGATCGAACACCCGCGCCTGCACCTTGGTCTGTACTGCGGCGACGTTGCGGCCGGCACCGAACAGCAGGTTCCCGCCCTCGCCCATACCCAGCAGGAGGTATTGGAACGCGTCACAGTTCGAGACCAGCGCGCCCTCCACGTAGAAGACGTGCTCGTTTTCGACCTCTAAGTCATAGACGGGTAGCGAGCCGTAGAGCCGCAGCGGTTCGACCCGAACAACTCTTGGAGCAGTGCGTGACCTTTGAATATTTGTTGGTGCGGAAGCCGACGCCGCACTGAACGCAGATCCGATCCACGTCATCCACGCCGGAAGCCCTGCGGGCCATGCCCTGACAGGACATGGAGCAGAAGCCCTTTTTTCTGTAGCCGTATTTGACCCAGTAGGGCTTAGCGCACCAGACGCACTCGTGTTGCTGAGGCTCGCGCTTTGAGGCGTCGAGCTTGGCGGCGGCGCTGGCGCGTCGGCGATATTCTGGGCACTTCTTTGCCTCAGCAGCTTTGAGCCGCATGGTAGCCAGAAACCCCGCGCAGTTTTGCGGCATAGGTCCGTCGTGAATCCAGTGGTGCTTTGCGTGATCCTCCGCGTGCATCGCCTCCAGATTTTCGATTGCGTTGTTGGCTGCGTCTCCGTCGACGTGGTGGATATGATGGTCATCGGGGATCGGCCCGTGATGGTGCTCCCAGACGACGCGATGCATGTAGCGCCCGCCAAACTTGGGGTCGCAGCGGTAATAACCGCTGGGGCCGGGTCGACGGTAATAGCGCCGCCCGTTGAACTCTTGGATTGGGTACTTCGCGGGTCTGCCCATGAATCACATTCTCCGACTAGGAGATCATTATACTGCAAAGCATCAGCACGCACAAAACGCACGCCATCAACAGCGAAGTGATGCTCGGGCGTGCAAGTGATCTTGCGGCCATTGGAGAGATGAACCTGCACCAAGTCGGACGCGGGGCGGTTCATGCAGGCCGCGACCCTCTGCGCGCCATTTGGGGTCAGGACGAGATCACCGGGCTGAAGCGTCTCAATCGGCACGCGGCCGGACGGCGTGCTCACCAACGTCCCGGCCACAAAGCAGGTGTGACTGTACTGGTTCTTGACGACGTCGTCGGAGACGAACTCGCCGAACGAGGACTTGGTGACCTTGAACTGGTAGCCGCCGCTCAGGCCTTGCACCAGCATGCGGCAGCCGGGGTCAATCATCAGCGCCTGATAGCCGTCGACCTGACGCTCGAGCAGGCTGTCGACCACCTCCTTGCGCCCGCCGACCTTGGAGAAGCGGTTGGCGCCGGGGGCCGGTCGGACCGGCATGCCTTGCTGGCGGAAGATGTCGAACGGGGTTTGCTCGTCGGTCTGTGACCGGACGGCGCTGCCAGGGTCGCCGATGAACTTGACGCGCGCCAGATCGAGGCCGCCGAAGCGGCGCAGGATCTCGCGCTTGACCACGGGCGCGAAGCTCACCGCGCCGACGCCCTCGGCGTAGAGCTCGCCCAGCACGAAGACGCGGCCGCGGATGGTCTGGCCAAACACGACCGCCGGCGTCAGGCCGAAGTCCATGCCGACGTAGAGCTCCAGCTCGGGATTGAACTTGAGCGCGTTCGGGCTGACGTGGCTGTTGCGCTCACCCTCGCCGCGGAACAGCGGGTGCACCGCCTTACCCTTCATCTGGCTGGCGGCGATGTTGCGGCAGTTGGCGTCGATCCACTGGCGCGTCACGCCGTGGATTTTCTTGGGGTAGTAGTCCGGCCTAAGCCAGCGCAGGTTCTCGGCGCCAGGGTTGACGCAGTACTCGACCTCGTCGCCCGGATTCAGCGGCTCCAGCCCAGAGGCCTTCAGCGCATCGTCCAGCACCAGCAGCGCCGGCGGCTGGACATACAGGCACCAGCCGGGCGGGCGGCGGTGCTTCTGCACGTCGTCCGGCGTGAAGTGGTCCGGCACGGGCGCCTTGCCGAACATGATGGGCGCCCAGTGCAGGCTCTCGGGCGCGTTCATGTCAGCGATGCCGCCGGACCAGTTGCACCCGCCGTTCTTGACGGACGGATAGCGGCCGCAACGCGACAACCCCTCCGTCACCAGCATCAGGCTGATGTACTGAAGCTCGTTGAAATAGATCCCGGTCAACTGCAGCGAGCGCAGCTTCTTGACATCGTCGTCTTTGTCCAGCGCGAGGAAGATGAACTCGGCTTCCATGTCGCCGTAGCGCATGTGGTAGGTGAACGGCGGCGACCACGACATCTCGCCGAAGCCGCCCTGCGCCTCCGAGCCCTCGGGAAACAGGTTCACGAACGAGGGGATCGTCGTCGTCTTCAGCTCAGGGAAGGTCGAGCGGACGATGGCGAAGCGGGAGCGCCGGACCTTATCGCCTTGCGGCGGTTGCTGACTTGCATGCCGGAACAGGCGCATGATCGCGGCGTCGGTCTTGCCCGAGCCGATCGGCCCCTGGATGATGTCGAACTCATTGTCCGCGAGCAGGAACGCCGACAGGATTCGGCCATCAGGCTCAAAGCGGATCGGCTCGCGCGGTGGTTGGGATGCTGCCTTGCGGGCCATACGCGGAGAAGGCGCGGCGCTGGCTATGGGCTCAACGCACGAGGATTACGGCAGCCAGGTCCGCGACACCAGTTCCGACGCACCAAAACGACCCTTGCTCGCGCCGATCACAGCGGTCGCAACGTCAAGCGTCCCGCCCGGCGTCAGGCCTGTGACCAGAGTCGTCGTGGCGTCGGCATAGGTCAGCAGCGCCCTGGTGTGGCCGGCAGGAACCGGCTCCGTGAACACCGGCAGGCTGCGTGATGCCGTTGTGCCTGTCGTGACGATGGGAGACGTTGCGACCGAGCCAAGCTCAAGTTGGGCCTGCCACAGAGTAACACCGGAAACGTCGTCGCCCGCGAAGGTGACGTTGGAGGTGGGGCTGATGTTGACGCGCGCGATCGCGTTCGCGGCCACGCCCGTAATCGCCACAGCGCTACGGTAGAAGCTGCGGGATACCGCCAGCAGGGATGGCGTAACGCCCGCCTCATTGCCGACAATCGTGCCCGTGTTGAGGTCAAACACCACCCCGGAACCGACCGTGCCCAGCCGTTGAGTGACGAACCCGTAACCCGTCGGGACACCGAATATGGAATACGTCTGCGTTCCTGCCGACGATACCGGCGTCTGATCGAGGCGGTGTTGCGCGTTGGCCGTGCTGGCGACCACGGTATCAGCGGTCGTTGTGCCGTCCGGAGCGATAACGGCGTTGGCCGTCACACCAAAGATATTGGTTCTGGCATACGAACCGTTGTCGAACTCTTGCGAGCGCCGCAGAAGGTTGGTCGCGGCAGGCTCTAGCGCAAGGCCCCGATCCGTCCGCTGTGGCGCATCCTCCGCAAACGTCTCGATCACGCCTGCCGCTGTCAGCGCGGTCGCCGCGCCGACCCGCGTGTAGGTCGAGCCTGCGGGCATGGCGGCGCGGAAGTCGTGGAAAATGGCAGCCTTGGAAAGCGATGCGAGATCTATGCCGATCCCGAGCATCAGTAGAGGGCGACCAGGTTCGTTGCGGTGGTGCTGGTGGCGTTCACCCGCTGGCAGTTCACCGGGAGCACCGTGCCAGACGCAGCGTTCTTGAACGTCACCGCATTGTCCTGGGCGGTGATGACGACGACGTCGCCACCTACGCCGACGTAGATGCCGCGGCAGATCGCAAAATAGGTCGTGTCGGACGGCGTGATCGCCACCGCGTCGTCTGCAGCGCCGTTATCACCGGCAGCGAATGGGTTGCGCACAACGGGCATCGTTGGGTCTCCTGTTCGTGGACACCACGCCGCAAGCCCAAGGGTCGCTCAACGCACCGTCAGTGAACCCAGCCGTTGAGGTGCGCAATCTCGTGACGCAGGAGCTTGCCGCAATAGGCGTCCTGCTCGGCCGGACAGTGCGGCAGCAGGATCACGCGCCTGGGCATGAAGGTGCAGGCCATGATGATGTCCCGCGCCGGGGGCGGCTGGCCACCGCACGCCATGTGCACCTGATACGGCGTGCCGACGATGACGACGAACGGCTGGTCAGGGGCATGATCGTATTTGGCCGGCGGGGCCTCGACCGCTTCAGGCGAGGGCACAAAGAGCCGGACTTCCTGCGTAGAGGCGGAGGGGCCTGACATGGTGGGTATGAGCGTGACAGCCAAGGCTGCGATCAGGGTTTTCAGCATGCGCCCCTCCTGTGTGTAGGAGGGGGTCGGGGTGGGGCTGCCTCAACGCACGGGGCGGTGAAAGCCGAGCGGGCCGCGATGCGATTCGGCGGCATCTCGCGCCTTCATGGCCTTGCCGATCTGAAAGGCGCGGTGGGCGGCGGGGCTTACGGACTTGAACCGTGGCGGTTCCTCCTGCCCGCTCAGATCGTAGCAGGTGCCAGTCTCAAACCACGGCAGCCAGTCCTCGTCGTCCCAGTCGTCCATCCTACCCCATCTCCACATCGTCGACGTCCAGGGTGCCCGGATCAGGCCGCAGGTCGGTCGCGGATCTCGGGAACGGGCGGCCAAGGCGCGCGGCCCAGCGTGCGCGCTTGGCGGAGGCTTTCTTGTTTTTGACCAGTTGCTCTGCCTGCCAGACAGCGTGCTCGGGTGTGCCGGCCACGATCATGCGACCATCTCCGGCGAGACGGTCACAGAGCCGACCTGCCCCCACCGACTGTGGTAGGTGTAGGCCGTGGCCTGCCTGTCGCTGTGCCAGCCGCCGCGGGCCGCATAGGCGTCGCGCGCCGCAAGGGTCGAGTGCTGCGTCACCTTCATGCCGCTGTGCTCCTTGATCTCCTCGTGATGCCGGTGGCCGGTGTGGGCGTATCGCTTTGTCGTCGCGCCCCACTCGCGCGGGTACTGAGCGGCGAACAGCAGGGGCAGGCCGTCGTTCTTCTTCAGGTGCCCGTGGTGGAACGCCAGCATGGTCTCGCCGTGGACGTGGACGTAGTAAGGCAGCTCGCTGTCGATGACCTTCACGCGCGGCTCGTTCTCGTACAGGGCGCCGAACATGATGCGGAGCCAGACGCTCGAGGCAAGGTCGTGGTTACCCTCGGCCATGACGACAAAGACGGTCTTGTGGCGGGAGAGCGCCAGATCAATCACCCGGCGCAGAATGCGGATCGCCGTGCGGACCATCTTGGAGAACCGTCCGTCGGCGTCCAGCACATGCCCGTGGCCCGGCGTCACCGGCAGCAGGCCGTCATAGTGCAGAAAATCGCCAAGCTGGTTGACGACGCAGGTGTCGGCGCAGGGCGATCGCTCGACCATCTGCTCAAAGCAGCCGACCAGCGTGTCCTCGGCGATCTGCATGTCCCAGTCGGCCCCGCCCTCCTTGCGCCACGCCAGCATGCCGACATGGGAATCGGTCAGGGTGAACAGGTTGCACAGCGCCTCGTTGGTGCTCGCCGGCGGGGCTATGGACGCAACGCGCGGCACCTCCTCGCTGAGGGCGGCAAACGCCTCCCGCAGCATCTCAGCCCGGCGCTCATCGTCCGCGCTCGACTTGTCCCAGGACAGCACCTCGACACGCTGGCCGGTGACCGGATCCAGTTTGCGCAGGACAGATCGGCCTTTGAGCTTGAACCCGTCCGGCACCTGCTCGGTCATGCCGTACTCAGGCGCGTGGCCCTGCGCAGCAGCGCGGGCGCGGATCTGCGCCAGCATCCGTCGGAAGCTGCGGTCGTCCGTGTTCAGGTGTCTGGCGGCGTGGGTAATGCTGCCAATGTCAATGACGGCCTGCACGCACTCTCGCTGGCGCTCCGTCTCGCAGAAGCGGAGCAGAGCCTCGGTCGGCACCGCGTCCTGCGGCGGGACGAACCGGAGGCCGGTCACTCGCACAACTCCCGCGCCGTGCCGGCCCGGCCCCAGCCCTCACGGCCCCAGTCCAGAACCTCGGACGCCCATGCCAGCAGGTCGCGCGTGGCGTCCTTCTCGGCATTGGTGACGGGAGCGACAAGACCGGCGCTATCCGGCAGCACAGGCTCCGGCCGGACCTCGGTGCAGAGGCTAGGCGGCAGGGGCGGTTGGTTGGAGTGCGTCGCGCAACTCGCCAGAAGGAACAAGCTCGCGCACAGCACAGCCTTGGGGATCGACATGGATCGGCCTCTCGATGATGGTCTCGATGCGCCGGGCCGACTGACGGGCCTCGTTCACGCGGGCCAGGCATTGATCGGCCTGGGTTTGGGCGTCATCCTGCGCAGCGACCTTGAAGTCACGCAGGGTCTTGAGTTCGGCGTTGGCCTCGATCAGCTCGTTCTTGAGCCGGTCGACGCGCCACGACTGCACGCCGGCAAGCGCCAGAGCCACGGCCAATGCAGCGAGCAGGTAGCGGGTCATTCCGGCCTCCACGCGACAGGATAGAAGCACTTGCTGCGCTCCCAGTGCCCCTCCATCACGACCTCGCCTTCCCCCCAGTGTCTGACGGTCGGACACAGCGGATGCGTGATGCGCGACTGGATTCGGGCCTCGCGCCCGTCCTCGTCGATGCCGACAATCCACGTCCCATCTTGCGGGGCGTCTTGCATGTCGCGGAAGTCGGTCATTGCTCGTTCACCGTGATCGGCGTGCCGTTGGCCTTCAGCCTGACAACCCGAGCGACGGGCAGCGGTATCTCATTCGGCCAGCGCATCTCCGACAGGCGATTGCGGGCGATGCGGGTGATCGAGACGGCGTCGCCCTGATTGCCGCCAAGGACGTGCAGGTGTGTGTCGTCCTCGCCGACATAGAAGCCGACGTGACCTCCTCCGGCCCGCGTGAAGGTCAGGATGCAGCCAGGTCGGGGAGCCAGCAACTTGCGGCCCCACTTGCCCCACTCCGATGCACGGACGGCGATCGGCGGGGACTTGATGCCTGCATGGTCCATGACGTGCGCGCAGAACAGGCCGCACCACGGGACGGAGTCGGCGGCGTAGCTGATGCCGAGAACCTTCGCGCCGAGCCGCTTGGCCCAGCCCATGATCGTGGCGCTATTGCCCGCGCCGGGGACTTCGCGCACGCCGATCAGCGAACGCGCGTAAGGCATCCAGATACTCACGCCACCCCCCGGATTTTCTCGATGGTCTTGAGGCCCAGCATCGCCGCGCAGAAGGTGAGCCAGGCGACGAGGTAGCCCTCCGGCATGGGGCGCTGGATTGCGGGGCCGATCACGCCGGCGTAGGCCAGTCCGGCAACGACGACCCATCCAGCAGACGGCCGCCACAGACGGTCAAAGCACTGCCACGCCCAGTGCGTGCGGATCGGATGGTCCGGCAGGGCGGTGTGGTCGGTCATCGCGCACGCTCTATGCGGTCAAGCTGCTTCTGCATGGCCTCTGTCCGCTCATCCAGCCGGGCCAGCGTCCCATCCGCCAGCGGCGCGACCGTGCGCTCAAGGGTCGAGACGCGCTGATTGATCCCGCCACCCCAGAAGACCAGCGTCGTCGCCTGAGCTACCAGCGCGACGATCACGCCAATCATCGCCCAGTTCAACTTTCGCGCGTCCGAATGCAGAGTCATCCGTTGCCACCCCAGCCTTCGTGCGCGCGCGTTTGCATGCCCGCACATCGCCGCCTCGACCTCGCACCCTCAACGCACAAGGTCACCGCTTGAACTCCCGTACGGACACGGTCGCCGCATCGGCCTCGCCCGTTTCGTAGTTGCTGACGCTTGCCTGCGCCGTGACGCTGTAGGTGTACGTCCCCGCCGACAGGGTCTCGACCGCGCGCGGCGTCTGCCAGCCCTGGATCAAGTCACCGCTGATCGCCACAAAGGTCTTGTCAAAAATCACAGTCGAGTCCCGGTACATGCGGACCCGGCACGAGACACCGCCGGCCGTCGGGTGCCAGACCGTCAGGTGGAAGTTGGCCTGAATCTCAAGCTCACCACCCGTCGTCGTATAGGTCCGGCTCGCAATCGTCGTCTCAAGCGCCGCGTTCAAGGCCACGACCCCGCCGACCGCGGAGGTCGCGCCGGCCGTAATCGCAGAACTCGCCACCTTGGCTGTCGGAACCAGCCCGTCATCCAGCGCCGCCGAGTCCGTGATCTTCTCCCCGTCCGTCAGATCCAGAAACGGCTTCACGTCCGTCCCGCCGACATTCAGACCCGTGAACGCCTCGTCGCCCGCCAGCACGTCATCGACGCGATCATCTACCGCGGTCGCATCCGCCTGAGCCGCAGCCGCGGCCAACGCCGCCAACTCGGTCTTGCGGGCAGCCCTGGCCAGCCGCTGCTCAAGCGTCGGCTCCGGCCGCGTGGTCGGGATGGAACGACGGACAGTGGTCATGCGACGTACGGCGCCACGACCGCACCCTCCGCCAACACCCGCGTCACCTCGTCGACCGTGTACGGCGAGCCGGTATTGTCGCGCAGGCACTCGAGCACGGATCGGGTGATCTCGATGTAATCCGGCAGGCCATCGACCAGGTCGGTCTGGTCAGCCGCCTCAACGCATTGCTCGAACAGGGTCATTGAAACCTCGGAGGTTTTGGAGGGGTGAAAAAAAAATGAGGTCCGGTCGGGAAAAGTTGCGGGTGTGACACCTGCCGGGACCATCGCCCCCCGCGATTACCCCCCGCCCCCCGTACCCCCCGCCCCGGCGCATCTCGCCCGGCAATGCGGGGCGGCCGGCAGGGTACCCCGTCGGAACGGCCGCCCGGAATCGGAGGCCCGTTAACCGGGGCCACTAGGGGCCTATTCATCGTCCGACTCATCGCATCCAACTGCGTCGGAGTTGGACGGGTAAGGCGGTAATGGCGTGTAGGGCGGGCTTTCGATCACACCGGGCATCTGACTAGCAGGCAGATGCCCCATGCCTTGCGCCGCATTGACCACGATTTGCACAAGGGTCCGGGCTGTCGCGTTAGGGTCCGTGCCCTTCGCGCCAAGCTCGCCTGCAGCTTCGAGAAACACGCGGTTCGCCTTTAGCCGGACATCCTCTGAGCAGGCGGAGTCGGCCAACTGGGCCACGTTGAGCCACGCTTTCGAGGTTCGGGACTCGAGCCATGCGTGTTTGACAGAGGAAAGGAACGCCCGAACGTGAGGCTTTTTCATCGCCACGTTGAGGCTATGCGGCGTCATACCGGCACGGCGAGCGGCGTCCTGTTGCGAAAGGCCCTCTGTCACAATCAGCGTGCAAGCCTCTTGCAATCGCGGCCTAATCTGTGGCGCGCGTGCAATCGCAACGGCCGCCCTAGCCTTTTCGTCAATGATCGGATGCGCGTCGGCGCTCAACGCGTGCAATCCCGCTTAGGCGCCGGAACCGCGCCGATCGACTGGGCAAGCTCTGCAGGCATGAGCACGAGGGCAATCCCCGCGGTCTCGAGCCAGACTTCGGCCATGAAGCTTAGGGCGATCTCACCGTCCGGCTTGTCCGGTGCGGGCGGGTCAATGGTGATCCGGGCCCGGTAACCGTGCTCCGCTTTGGTGACGTAGCGGTCACTCCATCCAGCTCGCCCGTCAAACTGCTCGCAAGTCTCATTTGATGCGATCCGGTGCGCGCGTAGCAGCGACGCAATATCGGCGCGGGAATGAACGATAACGGGGCGGGTAATGCGATAGGCCTGGTCCGCGTAACGGACGGGGCGGGGTTCGCATCCTGCAGAGTCTATGGTCGCACAATGGTTCATCATCGCCCCCTTGATCGGGGCGGGATCAGTGACCTGGGGCGCGCCAACGCAAGGGCAATATGGCGGTTGCGGGTTAGCGCCGGGTTATCGCCGTTTTGTCGAGTGAGGCGATCGAGTGCTCCTGTATGCCTACTCCTCTAAACTGTTACCATTGTGCAGTTATATACACCCCCCCCTATATTCTCACTCGATTGATATATAGAGCCCTAAACCCTGTCACTGCCTGACTGAATAGCCTTTATCGAGTGGGATCGAGTGAGGGCGCACTTGCCGGTTTCGTGTGTAACGCTTACATATGGCCGACGGGCAAAAGGGGAGCACTCGACATGATCGATTCCGCCGAATATCAGGCCGATCGGGCCTGTCTGGACCGGGTGCGGGCCGTGCTATCCGTGGGCGAAATGAGCCGGACGGACCTTGGCCGCCGCTGCAATGCGCATCCGACGGCGCGCGTTCAAGGCGTGATCGACACGCTTAAGGCGTCGGGACATATCGCCGAGACGATCATCCGGAACGGGCGCGGCGTCCGGACGATGCTTCGCCTGGCCGATCCAGCGCGCGCCGCCCGCGACCCCCTGCTAGTCCGTATGAGCGCGGAGGCGATTGGGGTCCAGGGCGAAGCGGAGGCGCGGTTGCGGGTATGGTTTGCCGATTTGGAAGCGGCGAAGGCAGTCACGCTGGCGGACTCGGCGGCGCGGCCGGTCCTGGAAGCGGCGCGCGATCTACTGATCAGACTTTACCGGACGCCATGGAAATACGCCGTTGATAGGCCGCTGAATGACATTGCGGACGGGCTGGCGGCCGTGAAAGCGGCGCGCAAGCTGGCGGAAATGGGCGCGATCGTCCTGAAAGAGCGGCGCGGCAAGGGCCGATTGAGCACGTTCCGGCTGGCGAGCGTCCCGCCCTATCCGATGCAATAGCGAAAGGGGGTTGACGGGGTTAGGTATGTGCTGGCATATACGCGGCGTCGGCCCCGAAGCGGGGCGCCTGGAATGGAATGAGACAAGATGACAAGCCCTCGCCTCGCCTATCTCGACTGGCTCGCATTCGGGCATTCGCTTGCCCGCCGGGCCGCCTTCTATCCTGCAGGCTCAACCGGCCGTGCGTGGTGCAAGGTCAACGCTCGCGACGCATTCCGCGCGGCTCGCGAGACTCGCCGGGTCAACCGGCAAGCGTTCGCCATGGGCGCCCGCTAATGACTCGCCGCATCCCCTACACCGGCCAAATTCCCTACATGACGGCCCGGCTTACAGTGTCCGGCTATCGCCCGACGGAGTCCAGCCGCTTCGCCGTGGTCCGGGTGAACGCCGACGCGCCGTGGTCCCTGATCCATACACGTTCAGGAATGCCGGTTAACTCGCTTCTCCCGGCACTGGCCCGCAAGGTCACGCTTGCCGATAAGCTCGCCGTTGCCGCGGCCTTTGAAGCGCAAACGCACTTGAACTGGGCCGCCTTTGACGAACTGCAGGAACTGGGTCCCGGTTTCAACGGGACGCAATACATGGACCCGGCGAAGGGCGCGGCCCTCGCCCCCGCGCTTCGCCAGATTGCAGCCCAGGTGCTCGCCTAAGCCGACGCTCAAGTTTCCGGCCGTCAATGGCGGCCGGTTTCTTGAACGCCTGTTGCGTTCTGTTTGCCCAGTCTGGGCGCCTATTGGAGATCCACCCCATGCGTATCTATGTCGCTTGTCTCGCCAGTTATAACGCCGGAATCCTTCACGGCCGCTGGATTGACGCGAGCTCTGATCCCGACGCCATGCAAGGCGAGATTGACGCCATGCTTAAGGCGAGCCGCGAACCGGGCGCGGAGGAATGGGCGGTGCATGATTACGACGGCGTTCCGTCCGGCCTGGGCGAATATCCCGGGCTCGACAAGATCGCGGCCTTTGTCGCGTTGTGTGAAGAATTCGACTTTCTCGACTCGGACGACGTCGCCGCCATTGCCGCGAATTGGTGCGGCGACCTGGATCAGGCGCGAGTCTTTCTCGACACGCCCCCGGCCATGCCATGATCACCACGCCCGACGACCTAAAGGCCGCCCGCCTCGCGCTAGGATGGAGTCTCCGCGATATGGCCCGTGCCTTGCGCCTTGCCCAGGTTGAGACAAAGGGCCCGGACCGCGTGCGGGATATGGAATCAGGCGCCCGGCCTATCAGCGGCCCGGTCACGGTGTGTGTTGAGGCGTTCCTAACCGGGTTCCGGCCTGCAGGCTTTGCAGATGAATAGCCCCGCCCGACGCAAGGCCGCTGCAGCCCACGACGCCAAGCTGCAGGGCGAAGGCTGGCGCAAGGTCACGTTCCGTGCGTCGCCCGATATGGCGGCCGCGCTCGACTCCCTGATTGCCCGCCACGGTACCCTGCAGGCCGCCATGAGGGCGATTCTGGCGCCCGCGCCCGCGCATATCTCGCAGCGTGGCAAGCCCGAATAAAATCCCGCCAACAGATTTTTCAAAATCCAAGGCCCGACTGGCAGAAACGCCGGTCGGGCCTTTTGCGTGGGCGGAAAAGAGCGGGGAATCAGGACGTGCCGGGAGAGGGGCGCTCGACGGACACGCGATACGACTTGATCTTGTGCCCGCCTGCCGGCGGCTGATCCTCTCGCCGGTCCAGATCCCCGCCGTCGACCAGGCCGTCCAGCATGTCGCGAAGCTCCTTTGCCTTGAGCCGGTTCTTGAGCGACTGGGATATTTCCCGAAACGTCATCCAGCCACGCCCCTGCAGTGCACGGATGACACGCTGCGCCTCGCCCTGGTGCTGCGTCTCGGCCATGTAATCGGCGGCCATCTCGACCGTCTGTTCCGCGGACCACCGTGCAAGCGCGATACCCCAGTCCATGTCCTCGAGCGTGACGCGCGCCGCGGCACCGTCGCGACCGATCGCCCTGATCGTGGCCATGCGCTGCGCCATTTCCGCCGAGCGGGTGAAGAACACCGCGTCCAGCTCGCGCCGCTCACACTCCTGCCCGAACGCCATGTAGGCCTGGTGCGCATACTTGTCGTCCCATGGCACGACGATCGAGGGGCCGTCCGAGGCGGAGTTGTGTGACGTTGCGCGACTGAGCGGAGGCAGGGACGCGACGATCGCAACCAGCCCGTCCGTGATCGCATCCGGCACGGCAGTCTTGTCCAGCAGCGGCTCGCGCTCCTCAACACGGGCGTGCGTCGAGAAAATCAGGAAGCGATTGAGGAAGCCGTTGAAAACGTCCGCGCCGTCGAGGTTGGCGAAGAACTCCTCGTGCGTGGACACCCCGTAGATCGAGAGCGCCGGCGAGAAGATCGGCTCCCCTACCCTGCCCGCCCATTCCGGCGTGGCCATCGTGTCAAAGCTCGAGCCCCAGGCCGAGCGCAGGGTGCGGGTGATCGCCTTCTCGTGCGGCGAGGCCTTGCGCCCATTGATCCGGCCGAGATAGCCGCCGAACTCATCAATGCAGGTGAGCGTGAGCGGCTGGCGATTGAGACGCGAGACCAGCGCCGACATGGACATGAACTCGCCGGGCCCGACATGGGCGCCGAGGGTTGCCGCACGCAGCACGCGATCAATCGCCTTGAGCGGGTGATCCTTTGCCGCGCCAGACGGTGCCAGAAATAGCCCATACAGGTGCGTTCCGGTGCGTGTAGGGCCTGAAAACGTGCGCCCTGCAGCCGTTCCGACGATCTCCAGCGCCGCCATGAGCGCGCCGGCACGCTGAGGCTTGCGCGCCGTATCGCAGATCCAGTCCGTGATCGAGCCGACAAGGCCTGGTGCGCGGGTGAGCGCGTCGGGAAGCTCGCCGCCGAACACCTGCAGGCTATCAGAAACCGGCGCGGTGACAGGCTGCGGTCGATCGGGTGCGAAGATTACCGGCTCTTTTCTCCGCAACGGCTCAGGCAGGTCGTCGTCAACCACCGTCGGCATATCCAGCGCGATCACCACGCTGTCATCCTTCAGGCCCAGTCGCTCACGCAGCCAGTCCGTCGCCGCCGCTTGCTCGCAGTCCCGCGCGGCCATCACCAGGTCGATTGCCGAATAGGTCTCGTTCGTCCCAAAATCCTTGATGCCGTCGCGCTGGATCGAGAGGTTGCGCTTGCGGTCCGGGATCGGCTGCCCGGTGCTGGACGCCCGCCATGTCGCGACCGCCTCAAACCCACCGCGTGCAGGCCTGCATCCGTACAGGTCGAGGGCGGGCACCCACTTGTCGAGATTCGCCAACGCCGCACTTTTTGTCTCAGACCAGATGTCGTCGGGGTCAAGCTCACCGCAACGGGGCGGGCGTGGCGCACGATCCTTGCCGACGGACACACGCTCCCGCGACCACCCACACACCTCCAGCGCCTCCTCCAGCGCCGTCATGTCGTCATCTGTCAGCACAGGCAGCTCGTCCGCGCGCACGGGCCCGGCCAGCCAGACGTAGGGCTTGCCGGTTTCCGGGTGGATCGACGGCGGCACGACGGTCTGGCGGGTATCGAACCCGGTCAGGCGATCGAGCAGGCGTCCGTCGGGCCCGTCATACGAGGCGGTCTTCAGCGTCTTGGGGGCGAGGTAAAACCTGCTCTCGCCCTTTGCGCCACGCTTGACCATCGGGCTTGCCGGTGCCGAACGCAGCAGGGTGTCCAGCACGTCGGCATCCTGGGCGTCAAAATCCAGCACGACGACGTGCAGATCCTTGCGCGCGACCGTGCCCATGAGCAGGCCGATGTTCGCGCCCGGCGCCTTGGCCCACAGCCCCAACTCGAACGCCGACGGCGTCGTATCACGGAACCGTTGCCACTTGGACATGCCCTGCCAGCCGCCCGAGCGATACTCGCCAGGGCATTTCCCGCGACCGGCGTGTGATGACCAGTCGGCTGGTATCAATGGCAGGACCGAGAAACCGAGCGCCTGCAGGTCGGAGGCAGATGCGGAGAAGGGGCTCATGCTGCGACGCTCTGGGGCAATGCGATGATGCCGAGGCCAGCACGCGCGGCACGCGACAGGGCCGCGCAGGCGCGGTCACCCTTGGCGAACAGGGCGGTGCCGTTCGACGGCGAAACGCCCTCGCTGCCATCGGGGCGGAGGAACCGGATCTTGGGAGTGAACATAACCATGTCAGCGCGAGTCCAAGCGGAGCGGAACCACGGCGCCGATGTTCGATCCGGCGTGAGGGCGATCCCCCCCCCCATCGTGAGCGAAGAACTTGTCCAGCCACGGGGCGATGCCGTTCCGCCCCCCGAACGGCGGGTTCATCCAGACGAAGCCGGCCCAGTCGACGGCCAAGCTGTCGGCGGTGATGCTTTCATCGGCCGGGACGTGTGTCGTCAGGCCGTCAGGCGAGGCAACGTCAAGATCGAAGCGGACGCCGAGCGCGTCGAACACATACGCGGGCGTGAACCATTCGTCGGACGCGCCCGGAGTTTCCCAGCTACTCACCCCAGACCCCCCACCGGAATCGTCCACGCCGACACGATGCGGTCGCCCGCGGCCTTGTTCGCCTCATTGACGATGATCAGGCAGAAGGTGACGTACTCGTCCGCGGACAGGGTGCGCAGGTCGAACTTGCCCAGTGCGTCCAGGTGCGCGCCGCCGATCTCGGACGCGCGCTTGATGTCGTCGAGTGTGAGAAACTGCATCACTGAACCCCCACAATCTGACCATCAGCCAGCAGCACGCGCTTGCCGTCCGGCAGCGCCTCCCAGTATTTCACCTGCACGACGTCGCCCCGATCAGGCTTCACGTTCAGGACGATCTCGCCGGTTCGCGTGACGTAGCCGCCGGTGATTGTTGCGTTGAAGCGGGTCATGCGACGAACCTCCGCAGGGACCGCTCGTATTCCTTCGCCTTGACCGTCGGGCGATAGACGATCGCGCGGTGGCCGGCGCAGTAGCTCGTGCCCCCGTCACACGGGTTGCAGCAGGCGTTGCCGTCGTCGAGAATCCACGAGCACTCGCGCATGGTCCGCGACAGGAACGGGCGCGCGGCCATGATGTCGATGACCACCGGCACCGCGACCACCGCCTCGACACGCGGCGGCTTGGGCGGCTTGACCACCTTGAACTTCTTGACGCGCTGAGGCTTGGGCGCAGCCCTGGTTCTGATGCCGAGCGAGGCCGCGCCCTCGCGCTTAACGCCCATGCGCCACAGCCGCCCGCACACAGCGTTCCGGCTCATGCCAAAATACTGGGCGATTTGCTGCGCCGACTTGCCCTCGCGCCACAGGTCGCGCACGACACCCTCGTTCCAGTCGATCATGCCGCGACCCTCTCGCTGACCCATTCGCGCAGGTCGTCGGACAGTTGGTAGGTGCCGGTCCCGTAGGAGTTGGCGATGCGGCCAGGCGCGTTGAACGATGCCAGTTTGCGGCGCAGTTGCGAGATGCCGACCTTGACGATCGGGAAGTCAGGACCGTCGCCGCCCGGATATTCGTACACGTTCGCGTACACGATCGACTGCGACACGGGCCGCGACGTGTTCATGAACAGGGCGAGGATGCCCGCCTGCTTGGGTGTCAGGCCGAACTCCATGCGGAGGCGGGACTGGTAGTCGATACTGCCGGTCAGGCCAGACAGTTGCTCGCGCAGGTACTCGACCTCAGCGCGGAGGGATTCGATGGTCGCGGTCATGCCGCTTGCTCCTGTGATTGAGTGAAGCGGCGCGAAACGATGTTCCACCACTTTCCGTTTTTTTGAATTCCAATGAAGGCGGGCTGCGAAAGCTCGCTCCAACGCACCAAGGCGTCCTCGATCGTGTCCGGCACCGGCAATCGCCCGCCGTGCGCGACCCACCACTTCTCGGCGCGGTATCGTCCGGGCCCGCTGTGTTGCAGCAGCACCCACTCGGGGTAGGACATCAGCCCGGCCGAGTAGGTGACGCGCAGACTGTCCGGCGATCCGGCCTTGACGTGCCGACGCGCCATCCAGGTGACGACCGGGATCTCCTCCGGCGGCTGGTTGCGCAGATCCCGTGAGAGGATCGCGACGTCGTCCGCCTCAGCGTCGTGCCGGGCCTTGTCGAGCGTCCATTCGTGGCCACAGAAGGCGCAGGTCTGGGCGTTAAGCGCGGCGAGGGACTTGCAGGTCGGGCACTCCTTGGCGCGGACGTCCGTGACCTTCGCCGCGTCGGGCGCACCCTTCTTGCCCGGCCGACGATCAACGGTGAGCGTGTCGACTGGGCCGAGGCGGCGGATCGTGCCGGTGTAGTCGAGCACGAGACAGTCCGCTTTGCCCTCCGCCAGTCGGGTGCCGCGGCCAAGCATCTGCACGAGCAGGCCGGGCGAGAGCGTCGGACGCAGCAGCGCGATCATGTCGAGGCCGGGCGCGTCGAAGCCGGTCGTCAGGACGTTGCAGTTGGTGAGGCAGCGCAGGCGTCCGGCACGGAAGTCGTCGATGAACCGGGCCCGGTCGCCCGGATGCGTCTCGCCAGAGATGACCTCGCACGACACGCCCTGCCGCACGAACTCGTCGCGGACATGGTGCGCGTGCTTCACGCCGGCGCAGAACGCCAGCCACGATCGCCGCCCCTCGCCGAGCGTGATGATCTCCGAGACGGCAGCCTGGGTGACTGCGTCGTCATCTGCCGCGGCCTCGAGGGCGCCGGAGACGAACTCCCCTCCCCGCTTGGCCACCATCGACACGTCGATCTCGGTCGCGCCGGACTTGGACACCAGCGGCGACAGCCAGCCGTCGTCGATGCCTTTGCCGATGCCGTAGGAGAACACGATCTCGTCGAACAGGCGGTCCTTGCCGTCGTCGAGGCGACCCGAGTCCATGCGGAACGGCGTGGCGGTGAAGCCGGCGACACGCAGGTCCGGCCGCATCTCACGCAGGGCATCGAGCAGGTGCCGGTACATGCCCTCGCCTGCCGACGGGACCAGATGCGCCTCGTCGATCAGGACCAGGTCGAACGCGCCGAGCTCCTTCGCCCGCCGATAGACCGACTGGATGCTGGCGAAGATGATCCGCTGACTGGTGTCGCGCCGGCCGAGACCGGCCGAGTAGATGCCGACAGGGGCTTGCGGCCAGAGGGAGAGCAGCGCCTTGGCGTTCTGGGCGACCAGCTCCCGCACATGCACGAGCATGAGCACGCGCATCTGGGGGTAGGCGCCCATGAGGCGCTGCGTCAGGTCGCCGATCGTGACGGACTTGCCGAGGCCGGTCGCCATGTCGACGAGGGGGTTGCCGCCGCCCCGTTCCCAGTATGAGAGGACGGAGTCGATGGCGGCGGATTGGTAGGGGCGGAGTTGGGTCATGCGGCCTGCTCCAGCGACCGAACCGCCTCGACAGCCTGGATGCGCTCACCGATCCAGCGCATGCACGGAACCGCCATGCTGTTGCCCAGAGCCTTGTATCGAGGGCCGTCAGCGGCGGGCTTTCCGCGATGCGGGACGGAGGTGTAGCCGTGGTGCGTCGTGAACCTAATCTCGTAGGAACAGCCGCTCCGCATTGCCTCGGGAATGAACCCAGCCATGGCAATCGCCACACAGCAGGACAAGGTTTCCAGTGTCGAGGCGAAGGTCGGGTCGTTTGACCCAAGTGGCGATGTGGTGGACCTCGAACATCGGGTCAGGCCGTCGATGAACCACGCCGCATCGCTGGCACGTTCGGTGATCTCGGGCCCAGACAGAGCCACAAACGCGCTTCCATTCAGCGGATGAATAAAAGGCTTGGTGCTCTGTGGTGATTCCGCCCTTCCAATGCGGGTTGAGTTCGCCACGGCGGCGTTCATGAGCACAGCCAGGAGAGCAAAAGCGTCGCTCGGCATAGGTGGGAGAGACGAGCTTTCGAGTTCCGCAATGCTCGCAGACCAAGACGACTTTCCGGCACTGTGTAGCTGAAGAACCTGCCGCTCTAAGTCGATCAGCACATTGACGGCCACAGGTGCGCTTGGCCCGAGCGCGAGGGCTGCTGAACCCCTCGCCGCAGACGACGCAAGCGCGTGTTTCTCGTCCTCGCTTCTGCATACGAGAATCCTGAGCTCATTCGTGATTTCGGGGAAGCCCTGAAGGCGCTCGCATTCGCGGGGGGTTAGGCGGCGGACGGCGGAGCCGGCTGTGAGCAGGCTTTCCGCAGTGTCGGCGTCGGTCCCCTGCGGTCGGTTTCCGCCTGTGGCGTTCCCCCCGGCCCGAAGCGTGGGGCTTGCGCTGACGTGCGCCACCGCTTGCGGCACGGTCCGAGCTTCCAGCGTGTAGGCGGCATCATCTGACCTGAACCCAGCACCGTCAGGCCCGGCGTTCGGGTTCTCGCAGACGGCGCGCTCCTGAATGGCGTAAGCCACCGCGGGCTGGACAATGTAATCCCCGCCCTGGTTTCCCCCCGTAGGCCCCGCAGCCATGACGGGCTGCGATACGTTCGTCTCCCGGCCCTTGAAGTCCTTGCCGCTGTTCATCGGCATGATGGAGAACGCCACAGGCACGATCGGCGTCCCGCGACCCGTCCCGTCCTCGCTGGCGTCGAAGCCCTCGCCCTTGAGGGTGTGGGCGATCAGGTGACCGGCCTGTCCCTGGTTGTCGTCCGCGCCACAAGTTCCAACGCCGTTTGCAGTGAGCGCGGCAACGCCCGGCCCCTTTTCTCTGCGCGGCGCAGGATTCCCCGACAGGCTGTGGCGCTCAAATAGAACCGCTGCGGCACGTCGCCAGTCTCCAAGGTATCCGACAACGAACACACGGCGGCGGCGCTGGGCCACTCCGAAGAACTGAGCGTCAAGGACTCGGTAGGCGACGCCATACCCGAGTTCGACCATGCCCCCGAGAATGGCTCCAAAGTCCCGTCCTCCGTTCGATGACAGGACGCCGGGGACGTTCTCCCACACCAGCCATCGGGGCCGCAGTCGGTCAGCCAGCCTAAGATATTCGAGGGCCAGGTTGCCCCGGTCGTCATCCAGTCCGCCTCTGAGCCCGGCGACGCTGAAAGACTGGCAAGGTGTTCCTCCGACCAAAAGGTCGATTGGCTCGTATTCGCCAGCCTTGATCGTGGTGAAGTCGCCATGAAGCGGGGTCTCCGGGTAATGGTGAGCAAGGACCGAGCGCGGGAACGCCTCGATCTCGGAAAAAAACGACGCCTTCCAGCCAAGCGGATGCCATGCGGCGGACGCGGCCTCGATGCCGGAGCAGACGGATCCGTAGGTGAGCGCACTCATGCGGCCACCCCGCCGCAATCCACCCACACGTCGCCGCTCGCGAGCCGGTACGTCACCCGCTCGGTCTCGTGGTCGACGTCGGTCTGCTCACCGGGCACTGCGTCCGGGTTGAACAGGTGCTGCGGGCAGCCAAAGCGCTGCTCGTCGAGGCAGAGGTCGCGGTTGTGGCGACCGCATGAAACGCGAGCGTCGCCGTCCAGATGGAACGTGACGTGCAAGCACGAGCGGCACGAGCGCGCCGGCATGAGCCCGTCGTTCGGCGCGCAACCGTAGCCGGCCTTGAGGAAATAGACGGGGCACGAACACGCCGGGCGACGATCGCTCGTCACGATGCGCTCGGCCTTCGTCATCAGCCCGACCGCGAACAGGACGTCGTACTCGATGCGCTCGCAGTACAGTTCGTCCGTGTTCTTGTTGACGCCAAGATACAGCGCCCGCGTCAGGCCCTGACAGTGCAGGTAGGTCTGGACCTGGGCGAAATGCTCAGGCTTGCCCTCGCGCACGCAGCCAGCCTTCAGCAGCGCCTTAAAGGCGCGGTCGTTCATGCTCTTGGCCTCGAAGACGTGCATGGTCTTCGGCGCCTCGGGCACGCCCGTGACCTTGCCGTCGGTCCGGCCGGATGCGTGACCGCCCGCGAACACGATGCGCCATTGCTCGCCGGTGGCCGGGTCGAGGTCGTCGACGATCATGCCGGCGTCGCGGAGCCGCTGAACGAGGCGGGTCTCCCAGTGCTCGCCGGTCTCAAAGATCGAGAGCTTCTGGGCGTCAAAAATCTCAGCCGGGAACAGCCAGCGGAACTTG